TTTTTTGTGCAACTACATTTTACCACAAGGGTTCGCTATGGATTTTTAAGTGTTCAACTTAATTATACAATCCGCCTCTAAATAATTTTAAGAAATTAAATCTTATGATTCTCTTATTTCTATAATTCTTAAATAAAAATGCCCGGTCCAGCTGTAATAACAGCGGGAATGGGCTATTTTTATCAAAATATTTTTCGTTCCGATTCTGGCTTTTTAAAGTATTCTTCGAAGAATCTTCCTAGTATTTTTTCAGTAGCTGTTGTTTTGCTTATTCCAGACTCATCACAAAATTTTTGAAGTTTAATATATATCGGCGTTGCTAATTTTATATTGAGAACTTTAGCATCCTTTTTGGATCTAGGCATTTTTATTCCCCCTTCAGTTTCGGGAACATTTCTTCCAGTTTCATATCAAGTGTCCCCTTTTGTGCATAGACCAGGGAGTCGCAGAGGCGGATGTGATGTTCCTTGATGGAAATTGTATCACTGAAGCCAAGGATGTAGTTCTTGCAGATGCGGTAAATGATTTCCGTAGGTGCCAGTCCGTAGACCTGTTTGGCAAAGATGTGGTTCAACCGTTTTTCCTTATCCGGATAAAGCTGTTTCATGCGAGGACTATTATAGAGCCGTTTCACGATTTCCGTGATAAACATGCCGGATTTCATGTAAAGGTCAGCGAAGGTTTTTGCGTCATCGTCAAAGCAGCCGGGATTTTCTTTTTCCAGCAGGTCCACCATGTGCTTCACCACTTTTTTCGGCGTGAAAATCTGGTTTGTCTGCTGAGGCGGAATATAGTTGAAAATATCTTCCGTGTTTTTCTCATCGAAGTAGTTGGCCAGCTGCTTTTTCTTGTTCATGAATTCCTTTACGGAATCATTGAAAACCACTTCATCGAAAAGATGCCCTTCATAATGCTTCTTTTCTCCGGTCTCTTTATCCACATAGTCCATGCCATCTCTGAGTTTACGGAAATCATCCAATGTAATACATTTGCCATCATTGATATTCCTTGTGACATCCTGAAAAACAGCATCTGGTACCATGGTATCGAAGTTGGCCAGAGTGGTATTTTCATCGCCAAAGGCCATGAGGAAAGCAGGAATGGTACGAGAAAAGCCTCTCAGTTTATCCTTCATATTATCTTCAAAGGATTTTTTATTCTTTTCACGCTTGTCCGTTTCAATCTGCTCCACTACTTTATGACCTGCATTGCGTACTGCCTCTTTAAAACCGCCTCGGATATCTTCCTTGAACTGCTTATTCAGGACCTCTACTTTTTTCTCATAGTCCCTATGAATCCGCTGTTCGTCTTTCTCGGTTTTCGCACCTTTCAGATCCTTGTCCAGTTTATCCTTTGCCCGATTTGTTTCAATGCGCAGATTATCCGCCGCCTTATTAATCACCGTGTCAGCGGTGATATTGATGGTTCTTTCCAGCTTGTTACGGCTGCTTCTGGTGAAATCGTTCTGATAGTTTTCCTTTGCCTTGTCAAGAATTCTTGTGGTTACTTTATGGGCGATATCTTTGAATTTGTCGGTTATTTCTTTTGCTTCATGACTTTCAGGACTGTCAGCATGGGCAATTACATCGGCATCTGCCGCCTGGACCGCATCCATAATGCTGCTTTCTGCTTCTTTGAAAATCTTGTCACCAAATAAATCAGTAGACTTACCAATGATATTCTCCTGGGGGATAGACACGTTGCCGTCTTCGTCAATATCCAGCTGATCCCCCGTATTTTCATCCAGATTGGGAATGGGCTTTGGTTCTTTAAAAGTCTCCAAACTGTTGATGATATCGATAATCTGCTGGGGCGCATGGAAGATATTGCTTACGTTCTGGAAAAGGAAATTGGACATAAACCCCCGCCGTACCACTTCCTGGGATTTGATTTTTCTTGGAATAGACAGCACCTTGGCCGCATCCAGTGCAATCATTTCCCCATTCTCATCTTCACCGATGACTGGGAAGAAATTGAGCAGTTCCCTGATATTCTTTTTCCTAGTTTCCACATCCCCATGACCGCCTGCCGTTCCTTCATAGAGGTCATTGGCAATTTTGTCAAAGGCAATGAGCGTGCGGGCCGGGTCGAAATCGAAGATATAAGCATTCTGCTTACGGAACCATTCATGGCCGTTGCTGATGCGGCATGGATTCTGGGCACGGAAAGCGGCCTGCATATAGAGAGCTTCACTCTTGATACTGGAAAGCATAAGCACCGCCGTCCACTCAGGGATGGTAACGCCGGTAGTCAGCTGTCCTACAGAAAGGGTAATGGTCTTATCATGATGGGCAATGGCATCTTTTACCCGCTCCAATGCGCTCTCTGTTATCCGTTCATTGTCCTCCTCCGAACGGCCATCTCCTGCCGCAAGGATGATTTCATAGCTTCCGTTGCCGAAGACGGGATGTTTTTCCAGTTTTCTCTGCAATGCTTTGGCAGAAGAGACGCGGTTCAGAAGCCACAAAGTATGACGCAGCTCTCCGCGAAGATCCGGTGTGGAGAACGGATACTTTTTCCCTGTCACAAGAGAATTCAGAAATTGGTCCACTGCCTCATCATGGATGAAACGGCCCTGTTCATTGGTGGCAAAAAATTCGTTGAGGTCGAAGGCATACTCTGTCGTCTCCCCGTCGATTTCCACACCCTTGCTCACTTCTTCAGTCAGCATTTCAGACATCTGGTAGGTATACATATTCAGTCTTGGCAGATTGGCATAGGGGTTTTCACTGCCGTCATCAGACTTCCATTCCGCTTTGGCTTTCTGCTCATCGGCATAGGTCCAGTTATAAATGGCATCATCGGAAAACTCGCCCTGGGCCAGGGCCTTGAAGGGCGTACCGGACAGATGGAGCGTATACTTCCGGTGGATATGCTCGAAAGCCACATCGGTCTTATAGGTATCCACCCCTTCATGGGCTTCGTCAATCACCAGAATATCCCAGGCAGTTTTCGCTACTTCCTGCAGCTTGTCATAGGGACCGCCAAAGGCCTTAGCCCCCTTCAGGTCCTGCAAAGAGACAAACTCAACACATTTTGCATTATCATCAAGAGAGTCCAGGTACTGTTCCCTGCTAAGTACGCCGGGCTTTTTCTTCAGTACACTCACCTCGGAAACAAACCTATAGCCCGACTCTTTTCCAAGGAACTTGCAGTAATCCTCAAACCAGGAAGCTGCAATGGCGGGGCGGTTCGTTACTACCAGTATATTGATAAATCCCATGGATTTGCATAAATCATATACTGTCAGGGTCTTGCCAAAGCGGGGCTTGCAGTTGAAAAGGAAACTGCCTCCTTCATGGTGCAGAAAATAATTTCTTGCCTTTTCCACCGCTTCCCGCTGTTCCCGCCTGAGGCTGTAGGGTACCACATGGGCCAGGGACGGTTTCACCCCCTGGTTCTCCCGGAAATCTTCCAGCAGCCTTTTCGCCCGCGCAGGAGAAATATGAAACCACTCCGGCTTTCTCGTATCCCCAGGCAGCGGCTTCATCCGTTCGATGCCGCAGGATGCAAGGTACTGGTGGAAATCGGTGTCGTGGAAAGCATCCCCTGTCACTTCATATACCGCATTTTTCGTCCATTCCAGCTTCACATGGATATTGGCCGTCTGGGTCTGCTGCTTCACCCGGGACGTGGAATCCTGCTCCGACTCCCCGATTTTGCACCACCCATCATGGTAAGTGACACCGGGCGTGGTGTAGCAGTAAATAATAGGAACTACCTTTTTGAAAGAATTGATTTGAGGAGACAGCATATTACTTCATCTCCTTTACGTGGGATTCAATGAATTCAATTTCATCTTTGGAAAGGCCGTATTTCTTATAAAGCTGGAGATCAATTTCATGGATGGACTTAGACCAGTCAATATCAGATTCGGTGGAAAAGTTTTGTATCGGAACATATTCCCAGACTGATTTGGCAGTATGTTGAGTTGCTTTTTTTACACCAAGCATCGCTCTACAAAATTTAGTTTTAATATATTTTATCGTATTCAAGGCTTCATTTTGGTTATGAAAAAAGCCAATACTAATAAATGTATCCGTCGCTCCCTCTCCAGGTTTTGATAACGAAGGTTCAACTAATGTTTCTCCAAACTCACCCGTATTATTCGCCTCAGAGATTAATACATTGTAAGTCTTAACATATTCATTATCTAAAAGATATTTTTTACTTAGGAATTTGAACGTTCGTTTATTATTTTCTCGTCCTACAATCTTTATAGAATCACTCTCAGTTGGACTATCCACAAATGCTTCAGGAACTTTCTGAAATATATTGGAGACAATCATATTACCTGTCCCTTTTCCCAATTTTTCAGATGCTTCAGGGAAACTCTTAAAAAATGTATCGCTTAATCGATAGCATCCTCTTGCCGATACTATTTCTGACATAGATTGGATTCCTTTCTTTCGCACATCTGTCAAAATATTATTTAAATTTTCTGACTTTGTAAAAACGCCTACAGGTGTGTATTCTGCTTTTTCATTATGATAAGTAATTGCAACACCACCCTTAATATCAGTATTGGGGAATACTTTGGCTGCATCATCAATGTATTTTAAAACTTTAAAATGATTATCAGTTAACATTTTCTTATTCCACGCTTTGGGAGTCTGTCCAGCATCAAATAAAAAACGTGCAGGCGTAATAAGTTCAACTTTGGAAGCCACCGAAAACGAAGCATCCATGAATTCATTATAAATAGGACGTTTTCTTGTTGATTCTGCTGTATTTTCCTGATATGGGGGATTCCCTATAGCAAAGTCAAAAAACTTCTTTTTACCCATAATTTATCTCCCCTCCTTAAATAATGGAGCTTAATTTCATGCCTTCAAAGGCCCAGTACTGTGATCCCTGGTAGGCACCAGATTTGTTTCCCATACCCATGCGTTTGAGAAGCTCTCTGGTCAAAGGAGAAAGCCTCCAGCGTTTGCCTTCAAACTCTACTTCCTTGTCCGATACGACCTTTGCTGTAATAGAAGGATTCGGATAGAAGTTGATAGTTTCCCCAATGAGCTGCAGTTCCAGGAATGAAAGTCCTCTGGTTTCCTTGATATTATAATTATTGATACGTCTCATTTCTTCCGGAATGGGGATGACTTCTGTCAAAAGATAGTTAATAATCCATTTGGCCCGGTTGGTTATAGATGCTTTATTCCATTTCTTTCGATTTGTAATATCAGTCCTTGCTATCTGCAATCCTGCATTGTTCTCATAAACCTGTTTTTTAGAGGAAAAAGGTTTATTTCCCAGTTCCTGGTTATGACGAATCAGTGTCAGATTTCCAATGGTATTCACATATTCCTGATGAACGGCTTCATAGTCTGGTCCCAACTCATCTTTCCATGCCTGATTCAGGGTCTGGGGCATAATATGTTCAATCTGGATTTTCTCGTCCCCCGGACGGTTTTTTGTCAATTTTTCTTCAATCAAAGAAAGGATAAAACGGCAGGACTGTAAATTGTAGAAATTCGCAGTTTCCAGATATCTTCCCAGTTCGATATCGTTTGGCAGTCTTAACCGGTTTTCCTGATGAGCCAGAATATCAAGCATGGCCTTTTCTTTATCAGGCGCAGTTTCTAACTGGTCCAAATAGTTCACATATAAAGGGAACGATTTATTCTCCGCCTGTACCAGCCCAAGGATACGTCTTCTAATAATATAAGTCTTAAATACGTGGAGAATAGTGGCAATATCTTCATCAGTAAATGCGCCTTCTCTCCAGGCATCCAACAGGGCCAGCAGGAAGGAATTGGCAGTGGTCACACGGAGGAACTGGATATCCTTTAATTCATAATCAATGTTTGGGTGTCCTGTTCTACCTTCCGGCAAGAGGCAGGCATACAGCGAAGCACAGCCGGATAATTTCTTCATTACGGTTTCCGCTTCCAAGCCGCTGAAGATTTCCTTAAATATTCTGTACAGTTCCTTATAGTTGGCTTCTGTTGCTTTTTTATAAGAGGTTTTGTAATGCCACTGCATAAAGTCCCGGATATAATTGGATACTTGGCCCGGTAAGGTTTGTTCGATATGAAGCCAGTATTCTTTGTAAAGGGTTTCCTGTTTCTTTCCATCGAGACCTAGCAGAAGGTAGTTTCTAACCAAGTCTGCCAAAGACAAGGGCTTCCCCAGAGAGTTCATGGATTCAAATACTTCCTGTGGATTCTCCCATTCATTCCGATCCGGTTCAAGCTCTATGGAAATAACGCTGAATTTATTTAATCCCAGCTCAATCAAGCGGGTAGGGTCTCCTTCATCCTGCCCAAACTGGGTGAGACGGGAAATAAAGTATCTGTAATTCTTGTATATAATAGTTGTTCGTTCTTTTTCTGTCAGCGGATTCTGAAGAATCAGGTGGACATAGACAGACCAGTCTGTCTCAACCTGCTTTAATTTGATTTTGTATTCATTGTCTTCATCTTTGGCATTGGTATTTCTTAGATATTTGTTATTGATGAAATCCTTTAAGGCCTCATTGGCAGCTATATCCCTTACAGCACACAGAAACAGCATGGTAGTAGTAATTCTCTGCTGTCCATCAATGAGAACCAGTTCCTTTGTCTGTCCAAAGGGCCTTTCCGTCTGAAAATAAGTAATTGAACCGAAGAAATGCTCTGTCCTATGCCCATGAGAATTCTTTTCGTAGGTCTTAACCACATCGTCAAAGAATGCTTCGCACTGTTCCGTGGTCCATTCATAATTTCTCTGGTACGGCGGCACGAAAAAAGTCACATCATTATTCGAAAGCATATCCAGTAACTTCATTTCACTCGGAACCATAATTATCTCTCCTTTAACTGGCGATATTCAATAGAGCTGCCATCTCGCCAGTCCTGAATTCTACAGTATGGTGCTTCATCCGTTTCTATTTCATCACTGCCCATATCAAACAAACTGGGCTCATACATTTCTCCCGGTGGCATACCAAGAGGGACCGTATCCTGGAAGCCATCCATCTGCCATATGTTCCAGGCAATTTTATTGGCTATTTTTTTCAGAAGTTTAATGTCCGGCTCTTTATTCCAGCGTTCCTCATAGTAGTCAACAAAAGTCAGTAAAAGATTGATACGGGCAATGAGAAGGCTGTCCCCCTGATATTCAAAACCATAGGAGGCTTCAAATGCTCGAATGGTCCATTTCAACCAGTCCTCGTAGGTGTTTGTATTTTCATTCACAATGCGGAGTTTTCTGTCCAGCAGGCCAATTCTTCTCTTCGGCGGCTCAATCATACGCCCTGTGGCCGCATCGTAGCGGGATACAAGGAAAGGTCCTTCCCCACAGGTGATTTCCAAACGCCGAGAATCTACATACTGTTTCCATGTCCTGCCTTCCGGCATCTCCACTTTTCCCTGCACTACGTCCCAGGTGTAGTCACTGTTTTCAATGTTAAAAACATTCTTTCTTCCAAACCAGCTTTCATCGCAGTAGTTATTCATGCGATTGCAGAGCCAGGCCGGTGTAAATACTTCGGCCTTTTTCCGCGTCCTGTCCTGCTGGTCCTCCTGCGTCTTTTCTATGCGTGGCTTAATGAGGTTGGTAAAATTTATAAGCCTTGTTGCTTTGATTTCTTGCCTATCCAAGAAGCCATCGCCATTTTCCGCATAGGCATCCGTAGCCCATATGATATTTTTCTTCGTGGTTTTATCCTGAAGCAATAAATTTAGCGTGTCTTGAATGGGATAAGATTCTATGTCAATTAATTTTTCCATGAAAAATCCTTTTCTACAATTATAATTATTTTCTTTATTCTACCATATTATTATTGTATTAGCTACACGTTTCAATATTATTTATGCATTTTTAACCATAAAAAAAAAGCCAGAACATTTCAATTACTACTTATAAATCAATCTGGCTAATGTCTAAAAAAATCAAGCAACTTTATAATAAGTTTTGTCTATACTTTGTACAATTCTTAAATTACCAATAATGTAGAACATGTTGTCCGGCAGGGCGATGATTGCCTCTACAAGGTCACGCTCAATCAGGTATCGGCGGGCATTGCTCTCACCGCTTCCGGCGTCACCGGTGAACAAGGATGATCCGTTATGGACTTCGATGATACGGCTGCCGAGTTCCGTGTCGGTTTTCATCTTTGACACGTTGTTCAGAAGGAAGAGGAGCTGACCGTCGCTCGTGCGCGGGATCATCTTGAGCTCTTCGCCGTCTGCAAGGTATGCGTTGAATCTGGTGTCGAGGATCTCACTCTTGCCGCCCAGTTTGTCGGCATCCATTTTCCAGCTTTTCCCGTAGGGCGGATTGGAGAGCATGAAGTCGAACTGGCGCGATGGATTGCCGTCCAGCGACAGTGTCGATCCGTAAAAAATGTGCTCGGCTTCCTCGCCATCGCCCTTGAGGAGCATGTCCGCCTTGCAAATGGCATACGTCTCCGGCTGGACCTCCTGACCAAACAGGTGAATAGAGACATGCTTTCCGCGATGGCTCGCGAGTGTCAGGAGTCGTGCCTGAGCAGCCGTAAGCATTCCTCCTGTGCCACAGGCACCGTCATAGCAGGAGTATGTTGCATCTTTGATCTGGTCTTCAATGGGATAGAAAGCAAGGTCTGCCATGAGCTCTACAACGTCACGCGGCGTCCAGTGCTCGCCGGCCTCCTCGTTGTTTTCTTCGTTAAATCGGCGGATTAACTCCTCGAAGATTGTTCCCATGCCGTGGTTATCGAGTCCCGGCAGCTTCACGATCTTTTTCTCCGCGTCCTTATAGACAGGATTCGGGCTGAGATTGATATCCGATGACGTGAACTTCTCGATGACTGCGCCAAGGATATCCGCATCGACCATAGTCTTGATCTGGTCGCGGAATTTGAACTTGTCGAGAATCTCCTGGACGTTCGGCGAGAATCCGTCGAGGTACGCCTTGAAGTCCGCTTCGAGCGTCTGTTTCTTTCCACGGCTTGTAAGGTCCTTCAACAGAAATGGAGACGCATTGCAGAATGCTTGCCCCGCTGTGTTGCAGAGAGCAGGCCACTGGTTTTCGATCTTCGCAGCATCCAACTGTTTCTTCATTTCCAGCACGGCCGGTTTTGTCTCCTCGAGCATTACGTCGAGCCGGCGAATGACTGTCATCGGAAGGATGACGTCACGATATTTTCCTCTTACATAAACATCCCGAAGGCAATCGTCAGCGATTCCCCAAATGAAGCTGACTATCGAGTTGTATTCCTGATTGTCCATTGCTTTTCCCTCCGCGCCGTCGATCATCAGCGGCGGCATTCCTTTTCTATCTATCATGTATTACTGACTGTATTACCAACACTGCGGCCAATCAGCTGTCCTTCTCCTCATTGCTTTCTGCAGCGCCGCCGGAACGAATCCAGTCATCGACTTCGCTGAGCTTGAATTTCCACAATCGCCCGACTTTGTATGCAGGCATGTTGCGTTTGCTGATCCATTGCATGATGCTCTCGCGTCCCACGCCGAGGTATTCCTGCACGTCCTTCATCGTCGACCATTTCTCTACGTTCTTATCCACGTTCTTCTCCTCCTGCCATCGCGTTGAACGCCACATGGATTCTTATGTTGAAATCCCACCTTTTGTTCGGAAAGCAGTCCTCTCCATCAGCATCCTGCATTTCCCACTTGCAGTCGAAGTTTCCCTCGAAGCCACGGGCATCTATGTCTGTGGCTATTTTTGTAAACTCTCCCGGTCTTGTATCCGGTACCGGAATAACTGTTTTTATGGGCCGAGGATGTATTTCTGTCTGATTCACCAGAACCAGCTTCCGGTCATGCCATTCACATGTTCCACGGTTCTGTAATTTCCATTCGTGGTGAATGATCTCATAGCAGTCTGCTTCATGACTCCTGCCGCCAAATTCAACCAGAATATCATCGCCAGCATACCGAGGGCCACTTATGTCATCTACAGATATCGGCTGCCCTAACAGAAGCGTCTGATACATCTCCCAAACTGCGTTATCAATGTCGTCAGCGGGAGTCGTCACGAACAGACTGAACTGTGCTGCGAGAGCGTGAGCGAAGTTGGTCTTGTCCTGTTCCGCTCCAGAAGGAATTCCGAACTCCGCCATGCAGGCTGCGAGCTTGTTGTTGGGCAGGTTCCTGTCAATGAATGCAGCAAGCCCATCCAGGTTAATCGGATTCGGGAAGCTGCTCTTTATTTCTGCTGTCAACGATCGGTTCTTCACATACTGCCTCTCAGCTTCAAGCGCATCATTCTTCCGTTTTGCGTATGAGCGAGGCATCTCGAAGTAGCGGCTTCCCGCTGCATTGAAGATCTGTATGACGTAGATTCCTTGATTCCTCTGGTTATCCAGATACCTGTACAGATTCTTGAGAAACTTGTTGCTCTTGATGGTGCTCACCTCCCTGGTACCCGTCCGGTACCTGATTCTGTACCTGCGGTACCTGATTCGTTCCGTTTTTTCTGTTCCCTGGTACCTAACGCATCCCCGACAATAAGGTCAGTTGATCGGAAGGGCCCTGAAGACAACAAAAGACAGACCTCCGGAATTAATTATACGAGTTCTTTATAAACAAATCAACAGTATCAGATTTCAGAAGCGTCAAACATACATAAATCGACAAATACAGGCAAACAAATGGAGGTGAGACAGTGACTCACGATGATAAAGAAACGTGGCACATCAATATCGAGGACGATGCTGACCAGGTCTGCTCCATCTACGGAGAGGCAGCTGTCGATGGCGTGTTTCAGCGCTACGACGCGACCTGCTTCGACGATCTCTGCCCTTCCTATTACGAGGAAGTGTTCGGCGATCTGGAGCTGATGATTAACGACAACTGAGAATCTCCTATGAAACATATCGAAAAAAGGCTACAAAACAGCCCACAAAGCTCCATATGTTAGGAGGTTCGGATTTGCCCTGAGCAAGGCGTTAAAAGGTTCACCGCCATAGCCGTTCACCCGGCATGCAGAGGTGGCTCGGGAATATGCCGATACGCTCCAATTTACAACGGCTACCGACTTTTTACATTATGACGGGATATGTTGGAACGAATCCGACGAACAAGCTCTCGCTGTGGTGCAGGAATTAACCGACAGGCAGCTACAAGAAGCGGAGACTGCGGAACATGTTGCTTGGCAAAAGCTAAAGCAATCCGGTGGGTCTGATGTGTTAGTCGGCTCCGGTGCAGCTAAGGCAAAGAAGCTGTTCGATGCAGCACAACTGGCAGCCTTTACCCAATATGCGATCGCAAAGGAATATAAAACGTTCGTCATTAAGCGTCGCGATACCAAGTATTTAAACTCCTGCCTGCAGGCGGCAAAACCCATGCTGCAATGTAAACCGACAGAGCTCGACAATAATGAATTCTTACTGAACACCCCACTAGGCACATATTATCTGCCCGATGGATTATGTGGCATACACCCGCCAACAGCAACGGATAAAATTACCAAGGTAACGGAGGTTTCACCCGGTGATGCGGGAAAAGATTTGTGGCTTTCTGCCATCGATACCTTCTTTTGCAAAGATGCAGAGCTTATCGAGTATGTCCAGCAAATTGTGGGACTGGCTGCTATCGGAAAAGTATACGTGGAAGCCCTTATCATCGCTTACGGTGAAGGCCGCAATGGGAAATCCACCTTCTGGAATGTTATCTCCCGTGTACTTGGCACCTATAGCGGCAACATATCGGCGGATACATTAACTGTCGGCTGTCGCCGGAATGTAAAGCCGGAAATGGCCGAGGCTAAAGGAAAACGGCTGCTTATTGCCGCCGAGCTTGATGAAGGCATGCGGCTCAACACGTCCATCATCAAGCAACTATGCTCGACGGATGCAGTTTTTGCGGAAAAGAAATATAAAGATCCCTTCCAGTTTATTCCCAGCCATACCTTGGTGCTCTATACCAATCACCTACCCCGCGTCGGTGCCAACGATCCCGGTACCTGGCGCAGGCTCATTGTGATACCCTTTAACGCTCACATTGAAGGAAACAACGATATCAAAAATTACGCAGACTACCTGCTGAAAAATGCAGGCGAGTATGTACTGGCTTGGATTATTGAAGGGGCACAGAAAATCATTCAGAAAAAGTTCCAGCTTACCACACCAGCCTGTGTGCGGGAAGCCATCGGCTCGTACCGTGAAAACAACGACTGGCTCGGCCATTTCCTGGATGAGTGCTGTGAGCTTGGTGAAGCCTATCAGGAAAAATCCGGTGATTTTTATACTGCGTATCGAAACTTTTGTAATGTTACCGGTGATTATGTGCGAAATTCTGCCGATTTTTATACTGCCATTGAACAAGCCGGAATCGTACGGTTCAGAAATCGCCAAGGCCGGTTTGTTAGCGGAATACGGCTGACAGAAAAAGCCATTTTAAACTAAAGCGTGACACCTCCGACACCTCCTACCCTAAAGTCTCTATAGGCCCTTAAAAATTAACCCCTATAGGAAGTTATAGTAACCAGGTGTCGGGGGTGTCACACATCTTGATGAAAAGTCGATACTAAACACTCTGACGGAGGAAATCATGCGAGAAAAAATAATCGAACAGCAGCTTGTACAGGCCGTAAAACATAAAGACGGCATCTGTCCCAAATTCGTCTCCCCCGGATATGACGGGATGCCGGATAGATTGGTGCTGCTGCCCAATGGACGCATTGCCTTTGTGGAGCTTAAAGCACCAGGAAAGAAAATGCGACCGCTGCAGGTACATCGGAAGCGCCAGTTAGAAGCACTTGGCTTTCCGGTATACTGCATCGACAATAGTACGCAGATAGGAGGAATACTGGATGCAATACAAGCCCCATAATTATCAAACCTATGCCACAAATTTCATCCTAAAAAATCCAACGGCTGCCATTTTGCTGGATATGGGATTGGGAAAAAGCGTCATTACCTTAACTGCCATAGAGCAATTAATGTATGACAGTTTTGACGTCCATCGCGTGTTAGTGATCGCACCCCTGCGTGTAGCACGAGATACGTGGCCAGCAGAAATCCAGAAATGGGACCATCTGCATAACTTAACGTATGCCGTTGCTATTGGTACGGCTACGGAACGAAAAGCCACACTCTTGCAGCAGGTCAATATCCACATTATCAATCGTGAGAATGTGCCTTGGTTAATAGAAGATTCCGGCATCCCCTTTCATTACGACATGCTGGTAATCGATGAGCTTTCTTCATTTAAATCATATCAAGCAAAACGGTTTCGGATTCTATTAAAAGTTCGTCCCAAGGTAAAACGCATCGTAGGACTAACCGGTACGCCTTCTTCGAATGGCCTGATGGATCTCTGGGCAGAGTTTCGCCTGTTGGATATGGGACAGCGACTTGGTCGCTTTATCACCCATTACCGGAGTGAATTTTTCCAACCAGATAAACGGAACCAACAGATGATCTTTTCTTACAAGCCAAAACCCGGTGCGGAAGAAGAAATCTATCGACGTATTGCAGACATCACCATTTCCATGAAAAGCAAGGAGTATCTGACCATGCCAGCATTAGTACGAAATGAAATCCATGTACAGTTATCAAAGCCAGAACGAAACATGTATGACACCATGTGTTCCCAGCTTGTGCTTTCACTAGATGGGAAAGAAATTGATGCCGTAAATGCGGCTGCCCTATCGAACAAGCTATGCCAGATGGCAAACGGTGCCGTCTACGATGAGGAAAAACGAATCATTCCCATTCATGACCGAAAACTCGATGCCCTGGAGGACATTCTTGAAGGTGCCAATGGCAAACCCGTATTGATTGCATACTGGTTCAAGCATGATCTGATACGGATTCAGCAACGGTTTACGGTACGAGAAATCAAGACTTCACAAGATATAACAGATTGGAACGCTGGTGTTATTCCTGTTGCTATTCTCCACCCCGCCTCTGCCGGACATGGTCTAAACCTGCAACAAGGCGGATCCACTCTCGTCTGGTTTGGACTAACCTGGAGCTTGGAATTATACCAACAAACGAATGCCAGACTCTGGCGGCAAGGACAAACCGATACGGTCATCATTCATCACATCCTGACTGCCGGAACCATAGATGAAACCATTATGAAATCATTAAAAGAAAAAAACAAAACCCAGGCTGCACTGATTGAGGCAGTCCGGGCCAACTTGCAAGGAGGCAGCCTATGAGTGTTATCTGGAAATACCTGAATAAACGGAGCGGCGCCATTGATGCCATCCGGGATTACGACAGCATGAAGTTCATCATCGAAAATACCAGCGAGGACATTAAGCAGGCATACGCTGCCATGACCAGCCTGCATCCGTCCGGCTTTGATGGGATGCCGCACTCCAGCAACCCACATGCAACAGAATATCATATCATCTCCGGACTGGCAGACATCGACATTCTGAAAGAACGGTACCGGCAGGCTGTCGAGTACATGGCATGGTTCCAGCCTGCATGGGAAAAGCTGAGCAGCGACGAGCAATACGTGCTGCAAACTTTTTATGCCGACGAGGATGCACAGACGAGTGCCGTCTATGCCATCGCTGATCATTTCCACATCGAGCGGTCGTCTGCCTACAAAAGGAAGAATCGTGCATTAGCTAAGTTTGCTATTCTTTTATTTGGGAAGACATGATGTCCAAAATCGCGGACGCATTTATCCATTTGACGTGTTATACTAATAGCATGAAAGTGTGAGAGAAGCCTTCGAGGGAGCAAATCCTTTGGAGGCTTTTGCTATGTGTTTATTATATTGACATTGTGTTGACATCAGCCAAAAATAATGCTATATTCAAGACAGAAATGGAGGTGTTGAATATGGTAAATACAAATTTGAATATCCGGACGGATAAGGAAGTCAAAAATCAGGCTGAGAAAATATTCAATGCTCTGGGAATGAATATGACGACGGCGGTAAACATATTCTTAAAAACAACGATACGAGAAAATGGCATTCCCTTCCGTCTCACTCTTGACGTTCCTAATGCAACAACTAGATCTGCCATTGAAGAAGGCAAACGAATCGCCATTGATAAAAAAGTAAAAGGGTATACCAATATGACAGATTTGCGTGTAGCCCTTGAAAAATGAAGTACGAAGTAAAATTCACCACTCAATTTAAGAAAGATTTGAAATTGGCAAAGAAGCAGAACAAAGATATAGATGTGCTGTTCTCTGTCATTGAGCAATTGGCCCAAGGAAAACAATTGGATGAAAAATATAGAGACCATGATTTAGGTGGAACATACAAAGGTTGCCGGGAATGCCATATTGATCCAGATTGGCTTCTCATTTATGAAACCAAAGATGATGTACTTGTTCTTCTGCTATATCGTTTGGGCAGTCATTCCCAATTATTTTAGCCACATGAGTAATGTAGCGGACGCATGTATCTGTTCGACGTGGTATACTAATAGCATGAAAAAATGTGAGAAGCCTTCGAGGGAGCAATCCATTGGAGGCTTTTGCTATGTCTGGAGATGAGAACCTTGCCTTGCTCTTATTTGGGAAGACCTGATGTCCAAAATCGCGGACGCATTTGTCTGCTTTACATGGTATACTAATAGCATGAAAGAATGTGAAAAGCCTTCGTGGGAGCAATCCCTTGAAGGCTTTTGCTATGTCTGGAGATGAGTGCTTTGCCTTGGAAACTCAAAAAGCCGTGCGCCTACCCCGGCTGCAGGGAGCTGACCGTGAACCGGTACTGCGAGCAGCACCAAAAATTAATGGACAAACGTTATGACGCGTACGAGCGCAGTCCTGTTGTCAAGAAACGATACGGCAGAGCATGGAAGCGCATCCGGGACCGGTACATCGGAAAACACCCCTTATGCGAGATGTGTCTGAAGAACCACAAGACCACTCCGGCAACGGAGGTGCACCATATCCGTCCCCTCTCCCGCGGTGGCACCCATGACGAGGATAACCTTATGGCATTATGCAAGCCGTGCCACTCAAAGATCACCGCCGAGATGGACGACCGCTGGCATCATGCCAGAAAGGAATACCACTACGAATGACTACGCTCTGCCAGGAGGGGCGGTCAAAATCTCTGGCGCACCCAAATGCTAGACCGGTGCTGGGGTCACACGCACAAAAATTGCAGTTCAAACGGGGGATTTACCGCATGGGAAAGGAGTTGAACAGCCATGGCCAAGGACGGAACCAATCGCGGCGGCAGACGGATCCGCGCCGGAGACAAGCCGGAGGCGCTGGCCGATAAAATCGGCAAGGGAAAAGCAGCCACCATTATCGACCTGCCGACGCCTGCCTTAGAAGGTGCCGAGTTAAACGATGCCGCGGATCTCACCGGCGAGGATATGCCGAATCCCAGTGACTATTTGTCTGCCCGGCAGCGGGACGGCAAGCCGCTCGGTGCCGACGACCTGTTTCGCCAGACCTGGAAATGGCTGAAGGACCGCGGCTGCGAACGGCTCGTCAATCCCCGGCTGCTGGAAGCCTATGCCCAGGCATTTGCCCGGTATATCCAGTGCGAGGAAGCCATCAGCACGTATGGACTGCTCGGCAAGCACCCCACGACCGGCGGTGCCATTACCAGTCCGTTTGTGCAGATGAGCCAATCATTTCAAAAACAGGCGAACCTGCTCTGGTACGAGATTTTCGATATCGTCAAGCAGAACTGTACCACAGCATTTGTAGGAAGTCCGCAGGATACGATGATGGAACACCTGTTGCAGGCACGGAAAGGAAAATAATTATGGAATTGATCAAAAAGAACATACAAGACCTTATCCCGGCAGCCTATAATCCGAGAAAGGATTTGCAGCCGGGCGATCCGGAATATGAAAAATTGAAACGCTCGCTGGACGAGTTCGGCTACGTCGAACCGGTTATCTGGAACAAGCGCACCGGCAACGTGGTCGGCGGGCACCAGCGCCTGAAGGTGCTCCAGCAGGAGGGCATCTCGGAAATTGACTGCGTCGTCATCGACATGGACACCGAAAAGGAAAAAGCCCTAAACATCGCCCTTAATAAAATCAGCGGCGATTGGGATACGGATAAATTAGCCCTACTCATTACCGACCTGCAGGGCAGCGACTTTGATGTATCGCTTACCGGCTTTGATCCGGCAGAACTGGACGACCTGTTCAAGGACGATATAAAGAATGGTGTACATGAGGATGACTTTGATGTGGATGCCGAACTCAAAAAGCCGGTATTTTCCAAGGCAGGTGATATGTGGCAGTTGGGAATCCATCGCCTGCTCTGCGGCGACAGCACCCAGCCGGAAACATACCAGCGATTGCTGCAGGGAACACCGGTCAATCTGGTGGTCACCGATCCGCCATATAATGTCAACTACGAAGGCCGGGCCGGAAAAATCAAGAATGACCATCTGCAGGACGACAAATTCTACCAATTCTTATATGATGCGTTCACCTGCATGCACACCGTCATGGCAGACGATGCCAGTATCTATGTATTCCACGCCGACACCGAGGGACTTAACTTCAGAAAAGCCTTCTCGGATGCCGGTTTTTATTTGTCCGGCTGCTGCATCTGGAAGAAGCAGTCGCTGGTGCTGGGACGCTCTCCCTACCAGTGGCAGCACGAGCCGGTGCTTTATGGTTGGAAGAAGAAAGGAAAGCACGAATGGTACACCGGACGGAAGAAATCCACTATATGGGAGTTTGACAAGCCTAGGAAAAATGCGGACCATCCAACGATGAAGCCGATCCCGCTGTTGGCTTATCCTATTTTAAATTCCAGTATGACCGGCTGCACCGTGCTGGATCCATTTGGCGGCAGCGGCTCAACGCTGCTGGCCTGCGAACAGACGAAGCGACGCTGCTATATGGTGGAGCTGGATGAAAAGTTCTGTGATGTGATCGTGAAACGTTACATTGAGCAGGTCGGCTCGGACGAACGGGTAACCGTGACACGGAACGGGAAAACGTATACCTATACTGAAATGGAGGCAATATAATGCGTGTATTTATCAACCCCGGGCATGACCGGGAACGGGACAGCGGCGCGGTGAACCCAAACACCGGACTGCGGGAATGTGATGTGGCTGCTACGATTGGCAGTCTCGTCCAAACATATTTGGAGACGGCAGGCTGCGAGGTGCAGCTCCTGCAAAGTGATAATCTGGCTGGGGAAACACCGGATCTGCCCTGTGTGGTGGATACAGCAAATACATGGCCTGCTGATGTATTCGTCAGTTTGCATTGCAATGCCGACAGCGGCTGCGCCGGCGGTACAGAAACGCTTATCTATGCCAACAACAGCGGTTCGTCCCCGCAGCTTGCCGCCTGCATTCAGTCGCAGATTGTGCAGAGCCTCGGCACAGTGGATCGTGGTCTGAAGGAACGGCCCAACCTCATCGTGCTGAAGGATACCACGATGCCCGCCGTTCTGGTGGAAACAGCTTTTATTGATAACGAGGATGATGCCGCGCTGCTTACGAATAACGCGGATGATTTCGCCCGGGCCATTGCCCGCGGCATAACAGATTTTGAAGGGAGATAGAAAAAATGGATATTGAAACGATTAAAAATGAAATTAAGGAACATATTTTGGATTCGGTGCAGGAGGATGCCAAGAACGCCACTATTTCCTGGCTCCATACAACGGTGCTTCCGGCAGTAAAGGAAGTAGCAGATGCCTACACAGTAGCCTTGCAGGAATCCGCTGGCAAGGAAACCGGTTGGAACAAGTTCCGTGACCAATGCTTCCTGCCGACACTCATTGACGGTGGCCTGTGGCTGACCGGAAAGCTGCTCGGCAAAATGGCGACAGTACAAGAATAGTACGTGTAATTTATGGTACAAACCCCTTGCTATAATTGCCGGTTAGAGTGATATATGTACATGATAAAAAACGAAAGGGGTTTACTACCATGAAAATTTTGTACCATGCACAAGGAAAAACACGCAAGGAACTGGCCGATGCCATCAGCACCATTACCGGAGCCGCTAAAATGTATCAGGGGATTCCCAGCTACGCCTACGAAATTGATTGTTTTACTGTTGACCGCGACGGCAATCTTAATTTTGATGACATGATTGACAGAAAGGAAATCGAGGATTTGCTTGAAAAACTCGACAGCATGGGATTCCATGCAGAACCAGCCGAACCAATAGTGAAAGAACCTGACGATTCGGCGTCTAAGCAGGAGAATATAGACGACTTGGTGATTGCCATGCCGCGCTCCTTCTTCACCGATACGGCACTGGAAAACCTAAAGAAACTGATCCAGGCTAAGAGCAATCTTATGCTAAAAGTTTTTCAAATCGATGTGCTGCGCATGCAGGTAACGGAAGATAAAGTGTTATTCCCTTGGTTCACCGGCTGCCTGGATGCCGATACGGTCAAAGCCTACACCCATTTCATTACGGCGCTCTGCCATCTGGCAAAGAAGCAGAAAAGGGTACTGGCAACGGAACACCCATCCATCAACGAGAAATACGACTTCCGCTGCTTCCTGCTGCGGCTTGGCTTTATCGGTACGAAATACAAGGACGAACGGAAGCTGCTCCTGCAGCACCTTTCCGGTTCCTCGGCCTTTAAAAACGGCAGAAAGGAACATAATGATGAAATATCCGAATAAGGAACGATTGGAGCAACTGCGCAGTGCATATCCTGCCGGAACGCGGATTGTACTGCTGCAAATGGATGATGCCCAGGCTCCACCGAATGGCACAAAAGGAACGGTTGTCGGTGTGGATGACACCGGCAGCCTGCTGGTGCATTGGGACAACGGCAGCACGTTGAACGTGCTGTACGGCATAGACCGCTGCCTTAAAATCAGAAAGAAATAATCACACAATATCATAATTTGTACACCAAGACTGCCAACCTCGGCGGTTTTTTTTTGTTGCCGCAAAGGAGGTGATGCTGTTTGCGAACGTTGAAACGCTACCGATCCACGAAATTCAAGGCCAAAGATTCCAAATACAACAAGACCATGGCGGACTATGCCGTGTCTTTTATCGAATGTCTCTGCCACACCAAGGGAACCTGGGCTGGGAAGCCGTTTGAACTAATCGACTGGCAGGAGCAGATTATCCGTGATGTGTTCGGCATCTTAAAGCCGAACGGCTACCGGCAGTTCAATACCGCCTACATCGAGATTCCCAAGAAGCAGGGCAAGTCGGAACTGGCGGCAGCGGTAGCCTTGCTTTTATGCTGCGGTGACGGGGAGCAACGTGCCGAAGTGTATGGCTGTGCCGCCGACCGCCAGCAGGCATCCATTGTCTTTGAAGTGGCGGCGGATATGGTGCGGATGTGTCCGGCCTTATCCAAACGGGTGAAGCTCCTGGCTTCACAGAAACGGATCATTTACCTTCCCACGCACAGCTTTTATCAGGTATTATCCGCCGATGCCTACAGCAAGCACGGTTTTAACGTAAGCGGCGTGATTTTCGATGAGCTGCACACGCAGCCGAACCGGAAGCTGTTTGATGTTATGACCAAAGGCTCCGGCGATGCCAGAACGCAGCCGTTGTATTTCCTTATTACGACAGCCGGAACGGACACCCATTCCATTTGCTATGAAACCCATCAAAAGGCACTGGATATTATCGCAGGCCGTAAGATTGATGCCACCTTCTATCCGGTGATATACGGGGCCAAGGATACCGACGACTGGACGGATGTGAAGGTGTGGAAGAAAGCCAATCCCTCGCTCGGCATTACGGTCGGTATAGACAAAGTTAAGGCGGCCTGCGAGTCTGCCAGACAGAATCCTGCTGAGGAGAATGCATTTAGACAACTGCGTCTGAACCAATGGGTCAAGCAGGCAATCCGCTGGATGCCGATGGACAAGTGGGATGCCTGTGCCTTCCCCGTACAGCCGGACGAATTAAAAGGACGCGTCTGCTACGGCGGACTGGACTTATCCTCCACAACGGATATTACAGCTTTTGTGCTGGTGTTTCCGCCGCAGGATGAAGTAGACAACTATGTCGTGCTTCCCTACTTCTGGATACCGGAGGAAAACGTGTCCCTTCGCGTCCGGCGGGACCATGTCCCCTATGACGTATGGCAGAAACAGGGATTCCTGCACACGACGGAAGGAAACGTCGTCCACTACGGCTACATCGAAAAGTTTATCGAAACGATGGGCGAACAGTACAACATCCGCGAGATCGCCTTCGACCGCTGGGGCGCGGTACAGATGGTGCAGAATCTCGAGGGTATGGGATTTACCGTCGTCCCGTTCGGGCAGGGATTCAAGGATATGAGTCCTCCCACCAAGGAACTGATGAAGCTGACGCTGGAAAAGAAGATCGCCCACGGCGGGCATCCGGTGCTGCGCTGGATGATGGACAATATCTTCATCAAATCCGATCCGGCAGGCAATATCAAGCCGGATAAAGAGAAATCCACCGAAAAGATCGACGGTGTCGTGGCTACGGTCATGGCACTCGACCGTGCCATCCGCTGCGGCAACGACAACAGCGAAAGTGTATATGACCAAAGGGGGTTATTGATTTTATGAGTATATTCCAACGTATATGGGGCAAAAAGTCACGCGATAAGCCGAAAAACTACCTGTCTACGGCCTTTACGTTTCTGTTCGGTCCGACCTCCTCCGGCAACGTGGTGACGGAACGGACGGCCATGCAGACAACGGCGGTCTATGCCTGCGTCCGGGTGTTGTCAGAGGCTATCGCCGGACTGCCGCTTAATCTATACCGTTATACACCGGATGGCGGCAGGGAAAAGACCATCAATCATCCGCTGTATAGGTTGCTTCATGATGCCCCCTGGTGCGGATTTGTTAATACAGACAAATAAATATCATAAAAAATCTAATCGTACCTTAATCTTAATCATGCAGCCATTGGAGCTGTGT